AAGTGATTCTTACAAGTATCCAATCTTCGACAAATTAACTCAACAACAACTTGGATACTTCTGGAGACCTGAGGAGATTTCTCTTCAGAAAGATCGTGGTGATTATCAAACATTACGTCCAGAACAAAGACATATATTTACCAGCAATCTGAAATATCAGATTATGCTTGATTCCGTTCAGGGAAGAGGTCCTGGTATGGCATTTGCTCCATACTGCTCTCTTCCTGAATTGGAAGCGTGTATGAAGGTCTGGGAATTTATGGAGATGATTCATTCCCGCTCATACACCTATATCATCAAGAATGTTTATTCAGATCCTTCCGAGGTATTTGATACAATTCTTCGTGATGAAAGAATCTTAGAACGTGCAGTGAGTGTCACAGAAGCATATAATGATTTTATCAATAGTGCTCAACATTATGGAACTTCTGAACTTTGGAAACACGCCCAAGAATCAGTTCCTTACGCACAGGCAGAAAGATATGAACTCAAACGAAAACTTTTCAGAGCAGTTGCAAACGTTAATATTCTTGAAGGTATTCGCTTTTACGTCAGTTTCGCTTGCAGTTTTGCATTTGGCGAACTCAAACTTATGGAAGGAAGTGCAAAAATCATTGGATTGATTGCTCGTGATGAGAGTCAGCACCTAGTCATTACTCAGAACATTCTGAATAAGTGGAAGGAGGGTGATGACCCAGATATGAAGAAAATCTCACAGGAAGAAGAACCCTGGGTTTACAAGACCTTTGAGAATGCTGTCAATCAAGAAAAACTCTGGGCAGAGTATCTGTTCAAGAATGGTTCTATGATTGGTCTAAATGATAAACTATTACAGCAATATGTTGAGTGGATTGCAAATCGCAGAATGAAGGCAATCGGACTGAAACCACTTTATGATATTCCTGCCAAGAATAATCCACTTCCTTGGACCTCACACTGGTTGAATTCAAGAGAAGTACAAATCGCACCCCAAGAATCTGAAATTACCAGTTATTTGGTTGGTGGTATTAAGTCTGATGTAAAACCCGATACTTTCTCCGGATTCCAGTTATGACACCAAAAATACTCAATAGTGATGGAAATTACGATGAGTGGTGTGAACAAGAAATTCTAAATGCTTATAAAGATGCCGCAGAATATGATGATGTCCTTTTTGGAGACCACGACTATTCTTATATTTGGTTGAATGATAAAACCACTGAGGGTCCTTGAGACCCTCTTTTTTTATAAATAAATCTATAAAGAACTAAAAAAAATGTCAAGAATTACCGGTAGTGAAGTTGCTAATTTGATGGAGGCATATGATGCAGTATATGCTCCTCAAGAACTCACCGAAGAACAAGTTTGGGAAGAAGTTGAGAACTGGGTAAACTCACTTCTAGAAGAAGGTTATGATCTCAGTGAGTATACCTGGGAAGATATGTATGAGTCTTATTTGAGTGAAGCAATTGGTCAACCAGGTTCTGCTGGATATGTAAATTGGCAAGATAGAAATAGTGGTCAAGTTAGATCTGGATATAAGTCTTCTTCAGATGGTAAATTGTATAAAAATTACAATGATGCTCTTGCCGCTAAAAATTCTAGAATGAAAGGATTGGCAGTACAGCAAGGAATTGAAAGAACTTTCAGAGCGGGTGGTGGTAATGCTGCGGTTGCTCAAGGAAAGAGTCCTCTGGCAGTAGTTACACAGGGTTCTACCAATCTTCAGAGACAGCAGAGACCTGCTGCTGGTGCTCCTGCTCCTGCCACTAGACCTGCTGCTGGTGCTCCTGCTCCTGCCGCTAGACCTGCTGCTGGTGCTCCTGCTCCTACTGGTGCAAAACCAACAGCAACAGCAACCACAACTCCAACACCAGCACCTTCCACAAGTCCAGCAAGACCATCTCTTTCTTCCCAAGTAGATGATATTCGTAAAATGAGAGCAAAATCATTACAAAGACAAGGAAAACCATTAGAAGCTGCTACTGTTAGTGGAACAACACAACCAGCATATCAGGCAAACAGTTTTGATCCATTTGATGTTGTATTGGGGCATCTGATTGATGAAGGTTATGCCGACACAGAAGAAGCAGCACTCAAGATTATGGCAAATATGAGCGAAGAGTGGAGAGAGAGTATTATGGAGGGACCTGGTGGTATGATGAGGAGTGCTGCTTCACGAGGTAGGGGTCAGATAGTAAAAACACAACAAGAACCTGGACCACGACCTTCACAATCTGGTAGTGCAATGGGACCTAAACCAGTAGATCGCTCTCGTCTGCAACCACCAGCTGGCGCTACAGTTTATAGATATGATTCTGCTGGAAAACAATATACTCATATTCAGAGATAAACATAGACCACTTTCTAAACTGGCACACAAGAGGGTTTCACGACCCTCTTTTTTTATAAATAACTTCATACAGAAAAGAAGTTTTATTAAAATGTCTAACCTAACGACAGAAGTTTTCGGAGATATGAATTATCTCTATGAGCATATTGCAAATAGAGATGCTCAGCAACTTGATGAGAACTCTGAGCACTATGATGAAGAAGCAACAGAATTAGTAGTAGACATTCTTGCTACAATCTCATCATCAATGGTTTGTGAAGGTTATAGTGCAAATGCAATTATAGCATTCCTAGCAACTTCATCAGAACAAGACATCATTGAAAAGTATCTAAGTTTTGATGAAAATATTCTTACAGAGAGCACAGTTTCTGAAGATTATATTGCAGAGCAGTTGGAAATTTTTGACTTTGCTATTAATGAGGGTTGGGCAGATAAATTAGCAATAAAAGCAGGATCTTTTTTAGGAAGAATTGCATCCAAACCTGCAAGAATGAAAGCTGCTGAGAGACTATCTACCAGCAATAATCCTGCAAGAACTGCGGCGGCATATCAAAAATTAGCAAACAAAAATGCAGCAAAAGCAGGTTTTAAAGTTAATTCTACTGATGGAGCTCCTGCATCAGTTAGATTTAAAAATACTAGTGATGCTGCTAGAACCGCAGCAATGTCAAAACCAATTGCAAAAGTAAGAGAGATTGCCAAAGGTGCTAGGACAGCATTAACAAGTCCAACTGCTAAGAAAATTGGTTTAGGTGCTTTAGGTGCAGGTGCTCTTGTTGGACTACCTTATGCTGGCGCTAAACTGGCAGGAGCGGGTAGTGGTGGTCAAGGACCTTCCCCATCAGGCGCAAAACCAACAAATGCATCTGATGCAGATTTTACAAAAGGTAGTGCTCTCGCAAAACTTGGTGGTAGAGAAGGTAGAATAAAGGATGGTGAATTTAGAACCATGGGTTGGTCACAACAATCCAAAGACAGATATAATAAGGCAAAGGGATCAGCAACACCTCCACCAGCACCAAAACTTCCTGCTCCTGCATCTGCTGGATCTGGTTCTGGTAGTGGTTCTGGTGGTGGAGGATCAAAACCAGCAGCAAAACCAGCAGCAAAACCAGCAGCAAAACCAGCAGCAAAATAATCACCTGCAAAACTTGGAAATACTTCATTTGAAAGAAGAACTCCAACATCTGCTGAACTTAAAGGAGCACAAGAATATAAAGCGTCTAATCCTAATGCTAAACCAGAAGATGTTTTAAAAGCGGCTCAGGAAGCAGGTAAAAAACAAAAATCAATAGATACTGATGTTGCAAAATTTAATAAACCAGAAGAACTGAACAAACCAGCACCTGCAGGTTCTGCTCTTGCTGCTGAACAAGAAAGAAGAAAGGCGCAAGCAACTGCAACACAAAAAGAATCATATGATGTTTATGATTTAGTTCTTGAGTATTTGTTTGATAATGGTCATGCAGATACAATTGCAGAGGCAGAATATCTCATGACGGAACTTGATGAGAATTTTATTCAATCACTGGTAGAAAACTATGAAGCAAATCTTCTTGCAGAAGAAGTTAAAGCATGGGTAAATAAACTTGTAGATGAAGGTTATGATCTTTCTGAGTACAGTTGGGATGATATGGTTGACTATTATTTTTCTGAATAGATAACTTATAGACCTATTATAACATCTTTAAGGAGGCTTGACAAGTCTCCTTTTTTTGTGTAGACTAGGTTTGTCCCGGTTGAAGATAAATAATAGCTCTATAAGATTACTATATGAGCTATGAGAATCCTTGGACATACCGAGGAGAAATATTTGAATCAAATCATATAGAAGATTATTTTGGATTCGTATATCTTATATCATGTAAGACCACCGGTAGAAAATATATTGGACGCAAATATCTTTGGCAGTTCAGAACACCAAAAGGAAAAAAACGAAAAGTAAAATCAGAATCAGATTGGA